ATTTCAAATTGCTGATTTTCTTTTATCACAGGACCTATTGGTGCAAAAGTTTCTACTATGGAATCGTTATCAATAGAATAAATATCATGGTTTCCCAAAATAAAGTAAAATCTAAAATTATCTTTATTTTCATAAAGTAGTTTAAAAACGGGAATAAATGTTTCATTGTGAATTCTTGTTGACTTATCAAAAATATCTCCATCAAAAACAATTGTATCTATTTTACTTTTTTTAGCATATTCAAATAAGAACTCTAGATAGCTTATTGCAAACTCAGAATATAAATCATCTTTCCTTGAATGAAGATCCCCTGTTATAATTAATTTCATTGCTTTTCCTTTTCCTGAAGCTCTAAAAGATAAGAAACATTTCCTAATGGAAGAATGTCAAACAAATGCTTTTCCTTAATCTCTTTTCTAATATCATAAATTTTTTTTCTCAACACTTTTTCTTTTATCTCTGGTTTTATGTTTCTTAAAGAGAAGCACTTATCTATTTCGTTATTGGAGTAAAAACTTATAGGTATTATTTTCTCTACAACCCAGTATTTTCCATAATTATCCCAATTCATATTTTCTTCAAAATTTTCTTCAAGATGCTTTTTTAAATCATCTAAAGTATATCCAACTATTTTTTCCCAAGAGTAATTGTTTTTATTTCTTTTCAATGATTTATACATAGAACTTGAAATTAACTTTTTTAGCTTATTATTTGACTTTCTTTTTTTCGTCGAATAACATTTTTTGCATATATTTTTTACACCAAATTTCTTTTCATTGTCCTTGTGAAATTCGGTTATTTTCTTTTCTAAGCTACATTTTCTACAAATTTTTGTTAAATCGGACAAAATATGAAATCCTATTAGTGTTTAATACATTTATATACGCATTAACAGCAAGTTAAAAATAAACAATTTTTTAGGAGAAAAAAATGGCTTTAACTATTTCAATGGCGAAGAGCTCTACGGTTGAACCAGTAAGAAGAAACCGTTGGATCATGCTTTTTGAAGCAATTCCTGGTGGAGCCGCAACACTTACTGAAGATTTAGCATTTGCAGCAAAAACAGTAACTCTACCAAACAAGACTTACACTGAAGGAAGCACTCAGAGACTAAACGAGTGGTTTTATTCAGCTGGAAAAATTCAATGGAATCAAATAACTGCTACGTTCTATGATTATATAGAACAAAATTCTGCAGCGCAAATCCTTGACACTTGGGCAAGTGAAATTTATAATCCTTTGACTGGTCAAATGAAGTATAAATCACAATACACAACCAATGGAACAATTGCTCAACTAGATCCTTTGGGTGTAGTTTTTAGATCATGGAACCTTTTCCATGTTTGGCCAATGACTGTAACCTTTGGAGAAAACCTTTCATCTGAAGATGATACAATCTCTGAAATTTCTGCTACTTTCCGATATGATTATGCAATCAAGACTGCTGATACTGGACCTAACGATCAGTAAATTTTTTGTATAAATTTAAAAGGGCCACTGAAAAGTGGCCCTTTTTTTTTAATTAAGAAGTTTCACATTACCCTTCTGAATTTCTAGTCGTTTTGGCTTTGCAGCCTCTTTTGCAGGTATACCAACAGATAGTATTCCATTATCAAATCTAGCCTTAGCGTTATCGACATCGTATTTGTCGAAAGGAATAGTGTATCTCTCAGAAAACTTTGATCTCTTTATTTTTGAAGAGATGCAAATTTTTCCCTCGTCTCTTTGAGGAACTTCATATTCTTTTATTGTTCTCACAATAAGAGAATTGTCCTCAAACAATATTTCCAAATCCTCTGGCTTATACCCAGCTACTGCGAAATGGAAGATAACATTATTAGTTTCTCTATCCACCTCTATATCTGCTTTTGGGAAAGCAGGGGATTCGTATGAGACACTTGCGGTCCCAGAAATTAATCTTTCGACATCTCTAAAGAGTTCGTCGAAAAAAAGATAGTTTTTTGGATAATATACCATATCCAAACCTCCTATAAAGAAGCGTTATTTTTATGCCCTTCTACGAAGCGGCTTTATCTTTCTTATAATATAGTATATAAAATTTTTTATGTCAATACTTTTTTTATTGAAAAGTTTCTAAAGTAGATTCAAAGATCCACTTATTTTTTTCAAAATTTTTCAACAAACTAATTAGTAAATCCTCCGTAACAAAATCTACTTTTTCTTTAAGAATTTCTTGAATTTTTTCTATTAATATATTTACGTCTTTTAAAACTACGTCAATTCCTTCTTTGCAACTAAACATTCTTCTGCTGTCTTCTTTTATAGAAGAAAACAACAAAGATTCCTTCATAGTTACAGGTGGTTTTCCGCCAATAGCTATAAGTCTTTCTGATAGCTCGTCATAATAGTCTGCGAATTCATCATATAAATTTTCTGTCATTTTATGAACTTGAAAAAAATGAGGACCCCTAGTATGCCAGTGAATATTGTGTAGCTTAACATACATAACCAAAAAGTCAGCCACTAAAGAAGAAATTTTTTCATTCATAGATTATTATCTACCCCCAAGAATACCTTTACTTGCAAAACTACCAGCTAATGGTTTTAACATATTGCCTTTTACTCTCTGATTAAAGTTAATGCCTACTATGCTTTTATTTGAGTTTTTAGACATTTCTGATACAGCAAGAGAGAACATCAAAACATACTCGGTCTTCATCTCTGCTATAATAGCATTTTCAGAATAATTATATGAATAAGTAAAAAGGGAATTAAGCTTACCGGAAAACTTTTCTTTTAAGTTATTTGGTATAATAGAAAACAGCAAATTTTTTTGAGCTATTTTATTTCTTGTCATATACTCTTCAAACTTTTTTGTTATATAAGCATTAAATCCGCTTCTTATTATATCGTAAGCTATTACTCTTGGTATTTGCTTATTAAACTTAAACTTAGAATTAAAAGCTCCAGGAATATAGGATTTTTTTATATTTCTTACAGCTTCTGAAAACCATTTTTCATCGTTAAAAGTAAAAACTGCTTTTCTATCATCGAACTTTTCTAGTTTTAAATAATCTTTATCCTGAGTTGGAATTTTCTGCAATATTGATTGCTTTAAAGAATTAAAATCTAAATTCCTAACATTATAATTTATATACTTTGGGCCATAAAGATTTACAATAAATTCTATTTTATAGGATTTCCCCATTGTCCTTGCATTGAAAAAATTAAGATTAACATCTGCAGGAGATACAACTATTTTAACTTCTTGTTGCTTGGGTATTTGGTTAAATCTATCTGTATAGAAATTTCCTACAATATTAGGCTGCATTTCTAATCTCTCCTAACATAAAAGCCGTGCTTCTTTCCTAACTCATTGAACAAATAAGATATACTATCTAATTCTTTTTCATACTTATCTGGGTTCTGGGACTTGTATTGAGTTAACAAATTTTTAAGAGAATCTACGTCTCTTGCTAAAGTATTAGCATCAAAATATTTTCTATTTAGAATTGAATAAACTTTCTTTTCAATATCTTGAACTTCTAATATTTTATCAGAATCGTCATATTCATATCCAGAAATATAATCTTTTATTTTCTGAGCTTCTAGCTTCTTTCTTTGCTTAGTTTTAAATAACAAATCATTAATCTTATTTTTTTGAGTTTTTGTCATTTCAACAGAGGATTCCATTTTACTAAGCTTTTCTTTATCTTTGTTTAAAGATGCTAAAGTTTCATATTTTTGTGTTGCAACTTTTTCCAAGAAATCTCTAAAGTCATCAAAAGATACATCTTCTTTTTCGTCAGCTTCGGTTTTTTCTCCCTTTGGTGCATCTTTTTCTATTTCATCTTCTGACTTAAATAAGTTTTGTGGTTCTTCAAGTTCTTTGACTGTTATTAGATTATTGATAACTCTAAGTCTTTTTAATTCTTTAAAGTCTTCGGCGTCTATTTTTTTGGCAATGTCTCTCTCAAATCTTTTAACTTGTTTTTCTACTTCTTTCTCTGCTTGAATTACCTTATCGTTTTTCTTTATGTTGACAACTCCCTTGAAGTCATCTTCTTTTATTGCCTGATAGTAATCATTTAAATCAGAAGAGAATTGCCTTCCGGTTGGTCTAAGTTTCCAAATTTTCTTTTCATTTTCGGTAAATTGAACTCTTTCTCTGTGCTTTGCAAAAGAAGAAAAATAATCTTTTCTTCTTTCAGTTTGATTACTTATCAAAACATCAACTATTCTACTAAATAATCCTTTAAGCTCTCCTGAGACTATAACCTTGTTACCGCCAGCTGACTTAATATCTTTATCATCTTTCAATCTTCTAAAAGAGTAAAGAGCAAGTGCTTCTGAGAACTTATCGTCTCTTTGAAGAAATTCTCTTTCTTCTCTTGTTGGTGCGCCACCATGCTTTCTTAACTCTATGTTTCTTCCAACAGTTCTTCTGACTTCAGCAGAAGTTGGTTCATCTTCTAGTTTTTGGTAGCTTCTTCTAAGTTCCTCATAAGCTCTTTGAAGTTTTTCTAATGGAACTCCATTATAATCTTCAGAACTTCTTCCAACTTCTTTTCTAAAATAATAATTATTTTGTATATCACTTATTTTTTGTTTTTCAAGAGGCTTCTCTCCTTTGAGAGCTTCTCTTACACTTTTCAGATCTTCAAGAACTTCATCAATATCTTTTAAAGAACTGTGATACTCAGTATTTTTCTTATAATACCCTTCTCCCATTCTTTCAATTTTTCTTCTTCCAGATTCAAGTGCTTCTTGGAATTCTCTATGAGACATTCCAACTCTTTCTGCGTCAGTTGCTCTTCCATACTTTTTTACAGCTCTTTTGATTACTTGGTAAGGAGCTAGTATATTTGATCTAAAATCTTGTATTTCTTTTATTAACTCTTTGCCATACTTTTCTTGAAAGTCTGCAAGAAATTCCAACTGCTCTCCAGTAAAACTATAAACAGTTGCATCCTTGTCATCGCCGATCATACTCTTCCCGCCGGTCTTTGCGGCTATTTTTTCTTTTGCTGTTATAGCTCCAGCTCTCAACTTAGTTGTTTCATCTTTTATTATTTTAATAAAATTCTTTTTTTCTTTTGCTTCTTTAAAGAACTTCTTTTTTAAAGAAAGAAAAGCGAGTAGAGGAGATAAAGGAAGAACCCCCTCATTTAAAGAGGTTTTTGTTGGCTGTTCTTCTGTTTTTAGTTCTTCGAAAATTATATCTGTGAGTTTCATCTTTTGCCTTTATAAAACAAATTTTAATTATCTTTACTTTTTTCAATCATTAAGTTGTTCTATTTTTTCGAATAACTCATCTAGGTTAACAGTTTGTATATCGCTGTAGCCTTCGTCTGTATAAATTTTTCTTCTTTTAACTGAATGCTTTTGTGTAAAAACATTTCCTTCGTCTGTAAAATCAATAATTACAGCATTTTTTTTACCTTCTTTGCTTCTTATACTTCTTCCTAGTTTTTGAAGATTTGCAGAATTACTTTTTCCTCCAGAAGCATTTATTAAAAGCTCAATACTCTTAATTGATATTCCTTGATTTAAAATAGAGGTTCCTATAATACAATCAATGTTTCCTTTTTCATATTCATCAATAGCACTCATTCTATCTTTTGAGTTGCTGTCTCCTGTCAAGAATACAACTTTCTTTCCAGATTTTTCTTGAATTTGTTTTTTTAACAATTCTCCGTGACCATACATAGTATCCGTTATCAATATAGCAGATTGTCTATTAGTATTAGAAACTATTTCGCATATTTTATTATTTCTATCTTCATTTTTTATTAAACAATTTACCAATGCACTTGGCCAATCTATCGTATTTTCATTTTCGTTTTTTATAAAGAAAATGTAAGGCTTTGCTATTACATTATTGTCTTTCAATTCATCTAAGAAAATTTTTTCTATAGGATTTCCAAAATATTGTCTTATCAAAGCAAATTTGTATTTGTCGCCTTTGTCTGGGGTAGCAGAGAAACCTAATTGTATAGGAAATGAGTTAGCGTCTAAGAAATCTTGAAATTGTTGAGAGCTTGCGGTATGAACTTCGTCTATTATCAATGTTTGAAATTTTTTTACGTCTAAAGAGTTTATAGATCCAATAGTCGCAACCATATTTTTTTCTGAGAACTCTTTTCTATCAGATGTATGGATTCCACAATCAACACCAGCTTCTACAAACCTAGAATATAATTGCATAGCAAGCATTATTTGATTAACTAATACCAATGTATTTGATTTGGTTAAATTCATATAAGTTGCAATTATATCTCCTTTTCCAGCAGAAGTTGGAGCGACTATTATTCCTCTTCTTGCTTTAAGAATTTTTTTAGTAGCTCTTATTTGATGGTCGTTATAATTAAAAGGAAAATATTCCGAGATTTTTTCTTCTAATATTTCTTCTTTTATATATTGAATTTCTTTTCTTTTATCAAGAACTATTTTAAATGGTATTGAGTATTGTTTTAAGAAATTAAAAAAGTCTGCAGAAAAACCCGATGGTAGTTTCCATAAGTTTTTTTCTACAGACTTCATAAAGCAGATTTTTTTAATTTTATTTTTATTAAAACCAAATTTAGATATAGCCTTAGAAGCATCACTAAATGTGAATAAAAGTTTAATTCCTTTTAATACATTTAAATCTTCTGTTCTAAAGAGTAAACTTGAATCTGTTAAAAAAATTTCTAGCATAAAATTAATTTACGATAACTAAAAATTTTTTGCAACAAACTCCTTTTCTTCTTTAGAAAAGACAAAATCTTTTGGCATGTTGCTATAAGCATCAAAATCTAATCCAATGGTTTCACGAATAGTTAAAGAATTCTTTAAATTAAATTTATCTCCTTTAAAATATACAGATGTATAAAAATCGTTAAGACTGTTCTTTAAAAGAACTTCTAAATCAAAGTTTGTCTTTCCTAATATTTTAAAAATAAAATTTTTATTCTTTTCTAAATTATCAATTTCGTGAGAAAGTCTTTCATAAAAGAACTTAAATTTTTGTAAAATATTTATTCTATCTTTTTTAATATTTGATCCTAAAAATGGATCAAATACAATAAATATTTTTTTATTATTCTTTCTTAGATCGAAAGAAATTTTAACAATTTCTCCCATCATCTCTTCTTCTGAAATTTCTTTATTTATTAAATAAAGATCTTCTTTTTTAGAAAGAATATTTTCTATATTTCCGTTTTCATCAGATACAGTTCTATCCATATATGACGACTTTTTATAGCCGTCATAGGTTATCACAATATTTCCTGATTGTTTATTTAAAATTCTTTCAATCAGTTTTTTCATCTTCTTTATCTTCTACCTCCGGTGGAGTTATTCCTTGAATTCTTAAGTTCTTTGGTTCTGGGCCATTATCTTCTTCGCTCCATTCAGAAACTAGGAAAATATCTTTTGGGTGAATAGCTGCGATGTAGAATTGTCCAGTTCCTTTACCTTGTGGAAGATTTTTAGCCATACCAGTAGAAAAGATTACAAGTTTTCCAACTTCAATATCTGGATAATACTCTTTCTTAAAAAGAGGTCCAAAGTCCTTTACTACATAAACATACTCTTTTTGATGAAGCTTTTCTTCAGCTGTCTTAGCCAAGAAAATAGAACCTACTTTTTCAAAGTCTTCAGACTTAATCTGATAAGCTTGCAGAAGAACAAATTCTCCAGAAACCTTAACATTCTTTAGAACGTTTTTCATTAATTATCTCCCTTATAAAACGCTATCTTCTTCTTCTTGCGTCATTGAATTTACGAGTTCTTGGTTATCAAAAACTGCTTCTTCGTGTTCTTGTTGATACACCTCTGCAACCTCTTCAATATCAGAAGAGTATTGATATTTCTTTCTATCTTCCCTCATTCTTTCTTCTGAACTTTCTAGAGCTTTTTGAAGCTTATCAATTCCTTCTTCTCCGGTGTCTATCATCATTTGAATAAAATCTTTTTTAAAGAAAGAAGTGTCTCCAAACAATTCTGGCAGAACATATCTTGCTGATGCTCCAACTTTTTGGATTACACCGAAATCTACAAGAAGCTTAAATAATCCTGAGTATCTAAAAGGACCAGAGCTAAAGTCAATAATGAATTGAGCGTTTCTTCCTTCTGTCCCAAATCTAGATTTTGAAACAATAGCCTTCAATGTTTTTATTGAAGCACCTAAAGAAGATTTTCTTTGTTCTTTTTCTAGCTTCATTTCAGCGTCTGTCATATCATCAGTTTCTGCTGTTGTAGCAAGCCTTAGAGTTATTGATGGATTATAAATAACGCTCTCTCCACCAGAGATAACATAAGGATCAAAAGATCCGTCAAGTTTTTGATACATTTTATTTGTGAAAATTAAAGTAGCATTTGTTTTCTCTATATCATTAACTATTGAGCCAAAGAAACTATTTAAAGCAACAGCTTTTGCGCCCATATCTTGAGTTCCTTCCAACTCTCTTACGGATTTCATATTTCCAATACTATCAACAATAATAAGAATTTTTGCTTTTATACTATTATAGATTAATGTATCTATAATCTTCTTTACAATTCTTGTAGCACCTTCATAATAAATGTAAGTATCAGTATCAAGCTTTGCCGGAACTTCCTTGTCTGCAACTCTCTCTATTTTCATAGTAGATTTATTAACTCTATAATTTTCAAGAGTTTTTGCCTTAAAGATTTTAATCTTTTCTCTAGCTATACCAAGGAAATCTACAAGCTCAGCTCCGTTTCCTCCGCCTTCACTATCAATGATAAAAACTTTATCAACTTGTGGATCTTTTCCTGCATAAGAAGCAAACATAGACTTTCCAGTTCCGCTTAATCCAGCTATTTGGATTACTCTTCCACCAGGATAACCATTTCTTAGGTTTTTAGAGATTTGATAGTTTATAGAATAAACTCCAGTATCAAGCCAGTAGGGAACTTTGCCATCAATTTTTGATAAATTAATTACACTATCACCGAACTGCTCGTCTATAAGAGCATCTATATCTATTTCTTTATTTTTAGCCATTTTTACTCCTTAAAAAGTTTTAGCGGAAGATTATTTAATCTTCCGCTAAAATCTAATTACATATACTGCGCGAGAATATCGTCGACATCATCTGATGTCATACTTTTTTCAGTTTCCTCGACAGCGGGAGCAGGTCGCTCTTTCTGTTGGACAGAAGTAGCTTGTTTTTGAGCAACAGGTTTAGAAGCACTAATAGTTGTTCTTGCTGGATCAAGAATTCCCTTAGAATCCATCCACTCTTCTAGAGCAAGTTTAAGAGCTTCCTCTGTAGGAAGATTAATAATAGAATTAAAATCAATTCCACTTGCATTTTTAAGACAAACAGCAAGCATTTCTTTTGACTTAAAAGCAGAAGATGGATTTGCCGCTGGCATAGAAGACTTGTAAGATGTCTGTGGGCCAGTTCCTTCTCTATTAATGATGAAATCCCTACCATCCTCAAAAGGAGAAATAATAGGACCATATTCACCATCAAGGATAATATTCTTTAGCATCTTAAAGATTAGTGGACCAGTTTCATACATTTCTGGAAGAGTTTCATCGTCCTTACCTCTAACGATAATTCGATAAATATATCTATCGCTAGCTGATAATTGCTTTGCCACTTCCCATTCTTCAGAGCCTCTTTCGCCAGCATCCCAGAACTTCTGAGCCATAATATCTACAGCGGACTTTCTTGCCTTATGAAATTCTCCAGTTGAATCAATAATATCTTGATTCAAGGATTCATAAGCTACTCCAGAGATAAAATGAACTCTGTGATGAAAGTAAAAAACTTTTTCCCCTTTATTCTTTAGTGGTGGAAGAATTCGAATAGCATTCTTGCCTTCCTTTGGTGTCCAGAAGATAGAAGATTTACTTCCTTCCTTCTTCATCTCCTCTTGCATCGCCTTGTAATCATCTTGAGTAAAACTCATAGATTTCTCCTTTCCCGTTTCACGGGTAATAAAATAGATTTTTTTCGTCGACTAAGCGACTAATTTTTCTTTATTTATATTTACATAAAATTTTCTTGTCAATGGAAATTTCTTACCATCCAAAAGCATAATATTTTGCAAGCTAAAAGAATTTTTAAGTTTTCTTTTTTGCTTTTTCAAATCCTATATATGATTTAAATTTTTGTCAACAAGAATTTTTTGCCTTCTAGGAGCTTTTTAAAATGTCAAATAAGTCAAAGTTAATCTCTAAAATGTCAAGTGCGGAGCGACAAATTTGTCGCTCTAATATCTCTAATATGTCTCGGCAAACGACAAATTTGTCCGCTTATAATAACATAAGCGAAAATCGCTCACGCAATTTTCTTAACTAT